TTTGGAATTGTTTCAGTTACTATCCTGCTATTACTACTTTCGATATTCTAGCTAGCCAAACAGGGAAATATATTGGCAAAGACAAGAAATGGCACGCAGGAGCCTATCTCTTTACGGTTGACTGGGCGCACCCAGAGAGTAATATAGTCAATACCGAACATTCAGAGATCCCGCACGAACATAAGTGCGCACACATCCTCGAGTTAGATGATGGTAATTATGCAGCGCAGCCTAACAACAGATTAATATGGAGTATTCCCTCTTTCACAGTGAGAGATGAGATTCCGGACTGGAAGGTACAAACTTCTGAATGGAATGTAGAAGATACAGGGAAATGGAAAACGGAAGATACGGATAAGTTCTTCTATAAAATTGAGGAAAAGAAAAATGAATAAATGTAAAGATTGTTTTTGTGATTGTCACTGTAATGTTAAAAACCATTCAGATGCGAATGGCGTGTGTCACTGTGAAAAATGTAACTGTAACCCCCAAGGGGCTAAAGTAAATGATGAGGAGTGCTTATCGTGTCAATAGATAAAACAAAATGCTGTAATACGCATACCCAAGAAAAAGAAGACAATGGTACATGTTGTCAACAATCTTCAGAGGATCGAACATACGAACATCCTCCGATAAGTCTACGTATATATGACTTAGCTAACTCAAATCCAAATAAAACTTATAGAGAACTAGAAAAAATGAAGGATCAAAATGAATGATAAATTAATCACGGCACTACTGGCTATCCTATTAGCATTAGGTGGATGGAATCTTTCTCAAACATTTAAACTGTCAAATGAAATGACAGAAGTTAAAGTTAAAGTAGAACAGGTAGAAAAAATAATAGGTAAATCTTTAAAAAAAAATAAAAGAAAAAATAAGAAAAAAAAGGCTGAGTAAATGAACATAGCAGAATTATTTAAAAAGAATTTTATCTTTGTTCCTATTATTGTTTCAATAGTCGTTGGGGGTTTTACTTCTATCAAGTATGTTTTAAATTTAACATCAACCATTAATGACAACCAACAAACTCTTATTAATATGGAAAGAGATGTGGGTGTTCTTAAAGAGAGTTTGTCAGAAGCTAAGAGTAGACTTGCATCAGCAGAAGCCACATGGAACATGGCAGAAAATTTATATAATGTTTTAGCAAATACAGTTAGAGAACAAGGCTATGATATTAAGGACGTACTTCGTGATATTAATAACTAATTTATGGATAAAGATTTTCAGGATGAACTACAAATTTACAGCAGCAATAATTATAGCTATATGTTTAATGGTTTTGTTCATGGAACCTGCTTATCCTAAAAATGAATACTTAGATTTAAGAAATGATAATCATTGTAATAATGGTTACTTCGAAGCTAGTATAGAACAAGATGATGATCAGTACAGCAGAGACCATTATAGTAACTCTAGTAATTATACAGACACAGAAGATGATAGAAGACTTACTTTCACTTATAGACGTTATCTAGGTTCATCTTGCACTAAAGAAAATACCGAACTTCAACAAGAAATAACAGAACTAAGAATGTTAATGGAGTTAATGAAGAAATGTGAAAAGGTTAATCGCAATCCAGGTTATGCTAGTAATCCATCATTTGCTTTATTATATAGAAAATGTGCAGGAATCTTACCAATGACTAAAACAATACAGGATGATGAATTTAGACCTGAAGGAAACTATTGGGAAGAATTAAAAGAGGGTTATATGAAAGAAAATCCAGGTGATTATATGGGTCCCAAGCTACCTAAAAAAAATAGTTTGAAAATGCCTCCAAAAGACTTTATACTACCTGAGCCAAAACCGGAGATAAATGAGTAAACCATTAAAAATATCTGAAGAAGCATCTGTACAGATGCCGATGAAAACGGTTGCTAGTTTGATAGCCCTCGTTGCAGTCGGGACCTGGGCTTATTTTGGGCTTATTGAGACTCAAAATAAATTATTAACTAAGGTAGAACTTATGTCTTCTGATCTCAAAATGAATACAGAATTTAGAATCAAATGGCCACGTGGACAACTTGGAAGTTTGCCCGCGGATTCTGAGCAGTTCATGATGATCGAGGATCTTTATAAATCCGTGGATAAGCTGCAAAAAGCTATTGAAGATGGTATGCACAATAAAGTAAATATAGAATTTTTAACTAAACAAATGAACAAAGCTCTTAATGATATTGAAGAACTTAAAGACTCAAACCGAGAGATTCATTATAAAAATGGAAATGGAAATTAAATGGAAACAGTAGTAGCATTATTAATGTTTGTAAATTTTGAAATTAAAGAACACCGTATTCAGGACTCAATGGGAATGTGCCTTCGGGGAAAACGCGAAGCGGAACGTCAGTTCAGTGAAAGTGTAACTTACAAATGTATCAAAACTAACGCTGAACTGGAGACAAATATAGATGGTTCAATCTCAATTAAAAAAATTATCCTCAACTAGAAACCCTATTGCTCGACTTTTAAAACACTTTACACCGCAGCGGTTTAAAGATAAAACTAAATATAGTAGGAAAAGCAATGAACAAATTTGGAAAAAAGGTCTGGGGAAAAGCGATGAAGCTTAATGCTGAAATTGTAACTGGTGTATGCCCCACATGTACTCGACATACCATTCTTATTTCAATCTGTGCCCATAACTTTCGCTGCACTAATTGCGGAACCGACATGGAACAAAAAGTAAACGGTGTTATTTCTTATATTCCAGTTGGGGATACTCTTTCAAAAAATAAAATATTCTTAGAACAGAATATAAAAGACAATGGCCAATAGACCTCTCTTTGGTGTTTCTGACTACCATAAAAGAACTCAAAAGAAGCGCCCCGGAAGGCACGCTAAACACGTTTCAAAAAGAATTCCTAGACGTAAAAAATCAATAGGTCAGGGATCTTAATTAGGTTGTAGATTCAGGGGTTTCTTTACAAGAAAACTTGATGAATATCTTGTTTTGATTAATATAGTCGTCCCCCATAACATTTAGCAACTGTGTTGAGTCAGCATAGCCTTGATACATACAGCTGGCCCAATCCACAAATAAATCCTTATTTTGATAAGGAGGTTTGCATTCTCCAGCTATAGCTGAACAAATGATTAAACTTAATACTATTTTCATAAATATTATCCTTGACAATCCTCTAAAATAATGCTATTCTTTCACCAGCTCTACACATTATTCCTCCTCGGAATTAGTTGGTAGAGCTGACGACTAAAATTAAAAAAGGAAAGAAAATGACCGACATCACTAAATATAGAAACGTATCTTTATCTAAAGATACATACGCTATCCTTATTAAGTTATCAAGATCTTTATTGTCTGATGGAACTAAACTTTCCATTAGTAAGACAATTGAGTCTATTGCTAACGAAAAATTAAAAAAACTTAACGGTAAAGCTAAATAAAGCTTGACAAATCCTACATTTTAATGTAGACTGTTTTTTTAATGAATAATAAGGAAGAAAGATGACAATAATAGTTAGAGACGGAAAGTATATAGATACAAATAGTCCCAATGAAAATAAAAAAGTAGAAATGATAAAACTTGGGGAACGTTTGACAAAAGCGAGCCGAGTAACCGACTATAAAAGCAGATCAACTCTTTTACTTAAAAAAGCATTTACGGTTTTAGATCCTGTAGCTCAAGGATGGAAAAGTCGTCAAGATCTACAAGAAACTTTAAAAGTTATTAAAGAATCTATTGACAAGGGCCATTTAAGTAATCATCTAAAGACCTTTGTTCTTATTTTAGAAACCTTAGAAAATATCATTCCTTTAATAAAACTAGATAAAGAAAAACCAGCATTAATAAAACTTCAAAAAGAACTTTTTTCCCATAACAAAGAAAGAAGAGAAGAGGATTATAAACTAGAGTCTTCAAGAGACCATTTTTCTACTCCTGTTAGGAAACAGAAGTCTCGTTTAACAACAGGAGATATAGATCGTTGGATTCAAGCGTCTAAAAAAGGGGACCGTTTAGTTTATTATACCGGGCATACCTTTGACATCCGAGAATTTCAAGCTGAAAAAGTTTTTAAACATGTTAGAAATCTTTGTTTTAAATTTGAACCAATAGCTACTAATAAAAAATATATTAAAGTATACGGAGCCAATGAGTGGGGCATGCAGTATCATGATATTATTACTCTTTTTCAACAAAAAGTAGCTCCCGAACAAAAAGATAAAGAAAAGAATATCATTACTCACGCCATTTATAATTATGTTATGGAAAAACTGTGAAAATAAAATGCCAATCTTGTGGTTGTTTACCTAAGCCGGATGAATGGAACGATGATAATTTTTGTATTGATTGTGGCCCTTCAGACAATATATGGATGCCTCCTTTACAATTAGAGCCTTGTTCTGCGTGTAAGGGTAATGGATATCAAAGAAAAAATATGGTAGAAATACACCAATGTACAAAATGTAAAAGCCAAGGAGAAGTTTATGCGTAAGATATTATTAATAGGATGTTTACTTATTACCACAGGTTGCAGCGAATTTGCTTTATTGATGTCCGCGGGTAGTATTGGTGTGAGCCAAAATGCCTATACCAAAGCTTATAACGGACTTGATGTTCTTACTTTAATGCACACCGACAAAAGTATGAAGAAACACATCTATAACAAAGGAAAAGAACTTTATGACAAACGAAGATAATATTATAGCCGAGTTAAACGACAAAATTTACGACGAAGCTACTGAACATAACGAAAAGGTTAAAGATTCTATGCTCGTAGCAACCTCTTATCTTGCTGTTGGTTCTCGAATTCTCAGATCTCTTCTTGATGAAAGACATTATAAACAATTTATGAATCAAATTCTAGAAGAGGATGTTAAACCTCTAGCAAAGCCTTTATTGCATTAATGAGATACGAATATACTTTGACAAAAGAAGGTGGAGAAACGGAAGTTATGAAAGCTATGAGTTGGAAAAAATTATTTAAAAGTCTGTTAATCAAATACCCTAAGTTTAATGGCTGGTGTTCTTATATGAATAAGAAGGGCCATCAACAAGTTAAAAGTTTTAGGGAAGGTAGACTTCAAAGAAAATGACTTTAAAATTAGGACCTAAAAAACGAAAAGCTAGAACCATCCATCGCTACCCCAACGGAAATGACCCCAAAAAACGAAAATTATTTGGTGATTCTAAAAAGTGTTCTAAATGTAAAAGAACTAAAGATATTTTTAATTTTAACTGGAAAAGTGATTATTATAAAGGAAAAAGAAAAATTAGACTTCAGGCCGAATGCTCAGATTGCCGAGAAAAACAACGACGCATTAAATATAGTGAGAACCCTGAAATTTTTCTTATGCGTGCCTATCAGATGATTAAACAAAAATCAGCGAAAAAAAAGAAAAGAAAACCTACCACCGTGACCTTTAACCAATTTATGAAAACTTGGGAGATTCAGAAAGAAAAACATGGACTTATTTGTCCTTTATCCGGTCAAGTTATGACCCATCAACAAGGTCATGGGCCTCTGGAGACCAATATCTCCATCGATCGCATTGATAGTTTAAAAAACTATGATCCCGGAAACATTCAGTTCATTTGTAGACGCGTAAATACCATGAAGCATAATGAAACTACCGAAAGTTTAGTTTCTTGGAGCCGAGCTATTATGGAGAATCATGAGAACTGAAGATGAAATCGTTAAGGATATTAAGACTATATTGGAAGAGAAGATTGCCCCAAGCGTTGCAGCTCATAATGGTGCTATTGGTTTTATTAATTTTGCCATGGACACTGGCCTGGCTACTTTAAAACTATCGGGCAGCTGTAGTGGGTGCGCAATGTCAGCAATCACCCTTAAACGGAGTGTCGAGGATACGCTCAAACACTACGTTCCTGAAGTTCAAACTATCGTGGGTCAAGATGATGAAGAAGCCGAAGAACAAGGCTACACACCTTTTATTCCAAAGGATGAACGAGATGTATAAACAACAACAGATTGAAGCACTTCTGGAGACTATTAAATGGTTTAAGAAAGAGATCGGACCTCATGATTGTGGGTGGATGTATACCACGATTGATGGATTAAAAGTCAGGATAAAACATTTAAGATCAGAGATGCGTAAAGATTTATCTAAAAAATCTTGGATTGATGAATATAGAGAATGGAAGAAGAAATGAAATGTTGGCATTGTAACAAAGAACTAATTTGGGGCGGAGACCATGATATTGAAGAGGTTGTGGATTATGACATCGTGACTAATCTATCGTGTCCCAAGTGTCATTCGGCCGTGTATGTCTACCATCCATCGGAGAAGCTTTTAAAAGAATACAAGGAATCCGATAAAGAGAAGGAAGAAATAAAAAAAGAAAGTCGAGATTATATAAAAAAGAGAGATAAAAAGAAATGAAGATACAAAATAAATATCGCTACGTCCAGGCAGCACGAACCACGGAGCATGGATCACGGATGTATGATGTCAATGGCATGAAACTTCCTTCAGTGACCACGGTGCTTGCAAAAACTAAAGATCAGACGTATTTAAGACGCTGGAAGGAAAAAGTTGGACATGAAGAAGCAGAGAGAATTAAGAATTATTCAAGCAAGCGGGGGACTGCCATGCATAAGTTCTTGGAGAAACACATCCAAGGGAATGGTCATGAAGACCTTACGGAGATCGGTATCCAAGCTAAACCGATGGCTCAAAAAATTATTGACGTAGGATTGACTCCGATTAGTGAATACTACGGAACAGAAATTACTTTATACTATCCAGGTTTATACGCAGGCAGTACAGATTTAATCTGTATGCATAACGATATGGAGACGATAGGAGACTTTAAACAGTCAAATCGCCCGAAGAGAGAGGAATGGATAGAAGATTACTACATGCAGATTGCAGCATACGCTATGGCTCACGATTGTGTACATGGCAGCCACATTAGACAAGGAGTCATTATGATATGTACTCCAGACCTATATTATCAAGAATTTAAGATTCAAGATAGTGAATTAAGGCGCTATAAACATGAGTTTTTGAAAAGATTGGACAGTTATTACAACCTAGTTTATAATAAAAACAATCCAAAAGCAGGAGAGATAGATTTTGAAGCAAATAAAATTTAGATGTTAGGAGTTGGGATAGAGGGGTTTTTCATCCGGGTTTGTGACGGGCTCGAGTTTAGCTATATGTTCGCCCTCGATTCCCTATTATCTAATTACGAGCATAAAGCATCCGTCACATAAAAAAGGAGTAACATGAGTATAAAAGGAAAAGTGAAATGGTTTAACCCTACAAAAGGTTATGGTTTCATCGAGCGAGAAGACAAAGAAAAAGATGTTTTCGTTCACTCATCTGCAGCTAGATCCGCAAATATGGATTTAAATGAAGGTGACGAACTAACATTTGAAGTCGAGAATGGCGAAAAAGGTCCTTCTGCAGTTAATCTGCTAAAAGTTTAATCGTATTTCACAAAACAGGGGCAGCTAATGTTGCCCCTAAACTAAAGAGAATGTGGCGAGATTAAGGCGAAATTATGGCACAAATTAGGCAGCAGCATGCATATAGTAATCTCAGAAACAATTATTGTTTTGAAAAAAAAAAAATAGTTGAAAATAATCTGTCAATGTGTCAGTTAGACAAAAAAGATAATAAAATCAATACTTATTTAAGCAAAACACTGCCAAATAGTGTGGCAATCACTGTTTCACAATATGGCAGATGTGTCAGTAGAGATCAAAAAGGTAGCAATACCAACAAAATATTCGCAAAGGAAAAACTTTTAAATTTTTTGACTTCTCTAATTGTTTTTGAGATTACTTATATAAAATTTTATTATGCCTAAAAGAAAAAAATCTAAATATAAATATGTTGCCATCAATAAGAAGAAATATTATTTCTTCAAAATAGTGTGGGTTGACATCACAGGCGATGCGGGGCATGCCACTAGAGAAGAATTTGATAAGTTTGAGTGTGCTAAAATGATAACGTTTGCTTATGTATATAAGAAAACAAGTAAAGCGTTGTGGACATTTGCTAGTTTTGATGAGAAAGAGGAAGTCTTTTCAGATAGAAATGTGTTTCCTTCAGGATGTGTTGTAAAAATGGAGAAATTAAATGTGGAATCGAGATAAAATGTTATTTATAATGTTATCTTCACTGATTGTTTTTCTTTATGTTTGGATGTCTTTGTAGATGTCGGATGGTCAACAATATTTTTTAGCTTTGTTTCTTTTGTCTCTGTTTTGGTTTGTGATGTTTTTTGTTCCAATACTTCATCTTCGGGGGTAACGTTTAAAATTGGTGAGTAATCTTCTAAAATCTGTTTCATTTTGGCTTCTAGCTCTTGCTCTGATAAGTCTTCTAATTTCCCATGTTTTATTATTTTTCTGTCTATGTATAATCCTGCCGCCTTGCCACGATTTGTTTCGGCGTTTACTGCAGAGGAAAAGCTCCCTTTCTTCAAAGCAAGCTCCTTTATTCTAGAAAGTTCAGCAACATGACCTTCGTAAGAGACCTCAAATTTTCTAAGTCTTTCTTCTTTTAATTTGCCTACGTATTGAACTACGAGAGGGCTGAGTCTAGGGTTTAATAGTTCAGACCCTTCTTGTCTGGCCCTGTTAGCACTATAGCCTGCTGCGATGGCAGCTTCAGCTTGAGTCATCGGCCCGTCTACTCCACCGAATACAACAAACTCGGAGAATCTCATCTGCATTTCAGTTAATCTTTTTGGAACTCCCATTTTTTCTTCCTATACTATATCCGATGATAAGGCTGCATGCCATTACCGTAAGTATGGCTATTAGATGCCATATTATAAAATTCATATGTTTGACATTTTAAGGTAACAATGCTATAATGTCAAGTATGTATAAAGATATATCCGAGAAATATAGGGATGAAGATCGTCTCCAGGAAGCCACTAATATTCCCTTAACTGAGTCACAAAAAAAACAAGAAGAACTAGAACCAATTCAAGTTGTTGAAGAAGCTGAAAGAACTATTGAGAATTATAAAAAACGATGTCAACAAGCTGAGTTAGAACTATCTATTGTTAAGGCCGTCGGACAGAATAGTCCGGAGATGAAACAAGCTATCGCTCAAATTAAAAAACTTGAAATAAATTTGATAAGTTCACGTGAATCTAATGAGTCTCATCAAAAATTAAATGGAACACTACAGGAAAGATTGACAGAGGTAGAACAAGAGAGTATAGAGTTGCATGCTGACAATATTAAATTGTCACGACAGATAGAAGACAAAGTCGATCAATTAAGAAAATCAGGAATGTAATGAGAGTCCGAGACCTACAAGAATTTCTAAGTAAATTTACATCAGCTAACGCTACAGGCACGAGACAGGGAAATGCTATTTCTAACGCTGTTCTCTTTGTTGAGAATGGTGGAAAATTATTTGAAATAAGACGAATGGAAGTGCATGAACATGCTGTTCCTATTATAGGTCAACCTGGTCATACTGCCCATAGATTGGTTATGAAAACTCAAAAAAATTCTCCACTTATTCTTCCTACCAATCTTAAAGACGACTACTAGGTTACCTCAAAAATGAAATGGCACCCGAGCGAAAATTATACCAGAATCTTAAAAAAAATACACCATCCATCACATGGAATCGTATTGAAAACCTTAGCTTACTTGGGCTTCCTGATCTATTGGGGTATAATGATTCTGGCCGGTATTTCACTGTTGAATTAAAAGTCGCCAAAGGTAATAAGGTACGATTTTCTCCCCATCAAATAAGTTTCCATGTACAACATTCTAAGAATAGTTTTATCCTAGTAGAGGCCCTCGGTCAGAGGTCTCTAAAACTTTTTCCAGGATCCATGATTCGTGGACTAAGCTCCGAAGGCCACAACTATAGTTGGCCGCTTGCGACTTCATGGAAAGAAATCCAAAAAATTTTTAATGAATTAAACTGAACCGTGGTTCGTGGAGCTTGGTGCTTCTGTCAATAAGACATATTGACGCGCGACAATTTGTCGCACGGGCTTGGCGCTTGAAGCTTGGAGCTTGATGCTTGGGGCCTCTTCCGCTTGGTGCTTGTAGCCTGCTGTATCTACTATACTACCATTACCAAAAATTTTTAAAACTGGAGTGCGACGATTTGACATATTGACAAGATTCATGGGCCGGCGACGCCGGCCCATGAAGAGGTGTTATGCTATTGATTCTCCTTTGTCGTTGTACATTCTGCTTTCATCCACATCGATCGTGTAATGACCGTTGTCGGAGTTGTCTCCATCATTGCTATCTTTGCCCAGGTACATGCTATGCGTCATCCATGTATCGTGTTTCCCGGTTCCTGTACTATACTGATCCCACTTCTCTCGTGCTAAGGTGCCGATGAGCTGCACCATTAGATTGCGCGGCTCTAGGCGCGTGAATGGATCTGATCGTTTTCCTTCAGTGTCTTCCCTAACCTTCTTAAACCATTCGAAGGCTACTTTAGGAAGCTCAGTGCCACCCCAATGATGGAAGAGCGCTGGAGATTCTTCCAAACGTGTCTTCTTCTCTGTAGGTCCGCCGTATGTTTCTTCCTTTTGTCTAAATGATATACTAACTCTATCACCCATGTTGTTTCTCCTTTTTGTTATTCATGTCCCCTATTATATAGGATCATGGTCCGGATGTCAATGGCCAAATTGTCGCACCACTACATCTTGTGTCAATGTGACATAGTGTCGCAGCCGCCTTCGGCGGCTTGAAGCTTGGCGCTTGGAGCTTGAAGCTTGGGGCTTTTCTTTTATTTTTAGGGTCAAGCGCTAATGGGTATTACACTCTCGCGAGTTACCATTAGTCGCAACTTGACCCGGGATCCTACGACTTCTCAGCTTTCTAAATAGACTTTTATAGTGCAAGCACATTTATTACGCTATTCCATACTAACTGACCACCATAAGATCCCGGCTCAAGCCCAGGCGCCGAAGCGCCTGAGACCTTTTAGATTAAGCCGAAGCTTCTTCTATATCTTCTTGCACCTGAGATTGCATGTCGTTTTGGTACTCAACATACTCCTCATCAGGTGTGTATGGTTCTAGTTCTTCTTTGTTTTGTTTTTCCATATTCCCTTATTATATAGGAGAATTATGGCAACATTATGGCAAAAGAGAAGCTGCGACAATTTGTCCAATGTCAAGAGGATAAAGTGTCGCGCGACAATATGCCGCACCCTGCGACAATTTGGCAGTTGACTTTTAAATCATATCCTATATAATAGTGGACAGAAAGATAAAGAGGTAAATAAATGACAAAAAAAGAAAACGAACTCAAACTGTATCAAAGAGATCATTTTGAGCAAAAGGTTGAGAAGAAGTTAGAACCTGAAATCGAGAGGGAAGAACTTCGGATTAAGACGACTGTACAAAATATTCTAAACAAAGGAACTAAATCTTTTGCTAAGAATATTGGTGCAACTAAAGTAATAAACGCACTTCAAGATGCTGAAACTAAACTACGAGAAGCATCAAGAAATGCCTACATATTTTTTGACCAAAGTGCCAGAAAAGATGTAGCGTGGTCTAAATTAAAAGACTACAGATTTGACAAAGATGACAGGGATTGTATTACTGTCAAAAACTGTCAAGATCAGTTAGAGAAGTGGGCAGAAGCACAAGCCAAACAACTAGCTGAGAAAACTCCACAAGGACAACGCCTTGTCTATCTGAAAGCGATTAAGGAAAGAGCTGGGGATATGGTCAAGGAAGCGTCAGTACCAACTGATTTAATAGATCAATTAACATCTCTATTAAAATTGGGCGGTGTTTCGTGGGACAATAATCTACCTGCATTACCAAAACCTAAAGGTAAGTAATGAAAGTAGGTAGCTTGAGGCTTGGTGCTTGGAGCTTCTAGTATAATATAAATATATCATTGTCAATGCGACAAAATGTCGCATTGACAAAAAGCCCACCGATCATTGATCGCTGGGCTTTTTTCTTTTTTATTTAAAATGTAAAGGGTTTAGAATAATATCTATTCTTCCAACCTTTATTCTCTGCGTTGTCTTTTTCAATTTCGACAACTTCATTAAGTTTTTCGGCTACTGTTCTAGCCTTAACACTATCCACCACAATACTATTAATAGAGAAAAAATGTTCTCCATCTTTGTACTGTCTAACTTTTACAATTAAGTTAGTTGTGCAAAAAGCATTTTTATCTTTTGCAAATATACTCATTTAGTAAGCTTTCCAAACATAGTTTTGATTATTAAGAAATATAGATACCGCTCTATGTTTTGTTGTAGCCATTCTATATCCATCAGCATTTACATCAAAAAATCTGATGTAAGGTGCTACTTGTTTTGTTTTTGGTTTTAGAATAAAATCACAATCACTATTCCAAATTCCAAATCTTGTTGTTGATTGTATTTGGTGTTCATCAACGTCAAAATTTATACTTTGAGGATAGAACGTAATTTTAAACTTATCTCCATTTTTTATTACTTCTTCTATTTTTTTCATGCTTTCATTATAACAAATTCACATAGTTCTTAGAACATGACAAGATGTCGCACCCCTTATTTTTATTCAATCACAAGTTGTATGCCCTGCGACAAAATGGCTATATACAGACCTATACATATTTAGTATAATTGCACTATGAAAAAAACAAAAGTAACAGAGATAGTACATAAACCATTAGCTGATCAAGTTATTGCACTTATGCAAGGTCAAGTTAATAATCCTAAAAAAAGATGGGACGCACCATTTAATAATTTAAATAGCCGTCCCACTAATGCAAAGACAAAGTTATATTTTAAAGGTGTTAATGCAATGCTAACAACATTTGACACTTATTTTAAGAAGTATAAATATTGTCTTTATGCAACTAAAAAACAATGGGCAAGTTTAGGCAACGTTCCAAAAACTGGAGCCAAACCTATTCCAATTGTTTTTTATAAGCCCTTCTTTAAAGATTCAAGAATAGTTAAAGATAAAAAAGTTCTAAGTGGAGCGATTTTACTTTATTCTAAATCTTTTAACTTTGCACAAACTGAAGGCACTTACACACCGCCAGTTTTTAAAACTGGTAAACAGTACTCAGTTGATGCAATTGATACGTTTGTTAAATCAACTAAGATTGATCTTAGACATGAAGAAGAAGGACGTTGTTTTTATAATCAAACTTCTGATTATATCAACATGACTTCTAAGATTAATTTTAAAGACACAAAAGAGGCTGATGCAACGGTGCATTATTATTCTACTTTGTTTCATGAGTTAACACACTCAACGGGAAGTGAATTGAGAACAGGAAGAATAAAAAAGAATAAAGAAAAGTTTGGTTTACTAAATGAATATGCATTCGAAGAGTTAGTTGCTGAGTTGGGTAGTGTTTTATTTGGTCAACAGTTTGGTATTGAAAAAACAATAAGAGACAATCACGTCCAATACTTGAACAGCTGGATCAAGGCATTAAAGCATGACTATACGTTAGTAGGTGACGCATTAGCACAATCACAGAAAGCGGTTGATTACTTTCAACCAGTTAAACAGTAGTCAATGTGACAAGATGTCGCACCCCCTTCGGGGGTGCAATGTCAATGTGGTAGAGTGACGCAGGTGTGACGATATGTCGCAGTCAATGTGACAAGATGTCGCATGCGACAATATGTCGCAGCCGCGCTGCGCGCGGCGCAGTGGATCTCATAGAGGTACCAACCCCAAGTTGAAATTTTGCGCAGGGCAAGACGGCGCACCCCCTTTTTTTTAAAAGGGGTCCCAAAGTTTTCTCTTTATACATTGATTTAGACTGTCAACCCTGCTAAAAACATGTTAAACATCATACAATGATGCTAAAAAAAAATTAAAAAATTTTTATGAATCTAAATAACGTAGACATAAGTAGGCTGCCTTCAGATGTAAGACGTCAATTCAAACAACTTCAGGTAATGCATGCCGAGAAAAAAATCCAAAATTCTGCCAAAAATGACTTTCTTTCCTTTGTTAAGTGCGTTTGGCCCGAGTTTATTGAAGGGTCCCATCACAGACATGTTGCAAAAAAATTTAATAAATTAGCCACGGGCGAAATAAAACGATTAATTATTAATATGCCCCCACGGCATACAAAATCAGAATTTGCATCCTATCTGCTACCCGCTTGGATGGTGGGCCGTAATCCAAAATTAAAGATCATTCAAGCAACCCACACGGGAGAACTCGCCATTAAGTTTGGTCGTAAAGCCAAGCACCTTATTGATTCACCTGAATATGAAAAAATTTTTCAAACACGATTACAGGAAGATAGTAAGGCCGCTGGGAGGTGGGAAACAGCACAAGGCGGCGAGTACTTCGCTGCCGGAGTCGGTGGAGCTATTACCGGACGGGGTGCTGATCTATTAATCATTGATGATCCACACTCGGAGCAAGATGCCATGTCCGCGTCTGCTTTGGAAAATGCTTATGAATGGTATACCTCAGGTCCGAGACAACGTCTGCAACCTGGAGCATCGATCGTGGTGGTAATGACAAGATGGTCTACAAAAGATTTAACAGCGATGTTATTAAAAAATCAAAAAGAAGTAAAAGGTGATCAGTGGGACGTGATCGAGTTTCCAGCAATCATGGACCAAGGAACAGATAAAGAAAGACCTGTGTGGCCTGAGTATTGGGACTTTGAGGAGTTAGAAAAAGTTAAAGCAACTCTACCGGTTTCTAAGTGGAATGCACAATGGATGCAGAACCCTACATCAGAAGAAGGAGCTTTAATCAAACGAGAGTGGTGGCGCAAATGGGAATCCGATAGAATTCCACCTCTTTACCATGTTATACAATCCTATGATACTGCCTTTATGAAGAAAGAAACGGCCGATTACTCGGCTATTACCACCTGGGGTGTTTTTTACCCTACTGAGGATAGTGGAGCTAATTTAATTCTATTGGATTCCCTTAAAGGACGGTATGAGTTTCCAGAATTAAGACGGAAAGCTCTCGAGCAGTATAAATACTGGCAACCTGACTCAGTTTTGATCGAAGCTAAGGCATCAGGATTACCCCTGACCTATGAGCTGAGAAAGATGGATATACCAGTAATGAACTTTACACCGAGCCGTGGAAATGATAAGCATGTAAGAGTAAACTCGGTTGCACCGCTATTTGAGTCAGGAATGATTTGGGCCCCTGAATTTAAATTTGCGGAAGACGTGATTGAGGAATGCGCAGCGTTTCCTTTTGGAGACCACGATGACTTAGTCGATAGTATGACTCAAGCGATTATGCGCTTCAGACAGGGGGGATTTGTTACTCACCCAGAAGACTACGCAGAGCCCAAACGTGAAATTACAAATAGGACTTATTACTAATGGGTTATACAAATTTTCTTATATGGGCTGGAAAACAGGGCTTTAAATATGGTCAGAAATATTTATTTAAGGCATGGAAGGAAGCTGAAAAACTAGGAAAACCTATTGCTGAAAAGCATTTTCCTAAGCTGATTAACAAAGCTAAAGATTATTATAAAAATTTTAAAACATTTGATCCCAAGGTTGTTCCTAAAGAAATTGTTAAACCTAAAAGATTTAAATGGGATGATGCCGGACCTGGTTCTGCGTTTGATAAAAGACTACGAGCGATAGTAGATAAACATAAAGCGCAAATTAAACCTGAAAATTTAAATGCTGCTAATACATCACGATTTGTTACAGGAGCTAAAGAAGGAATAACAGGTATAAAGCCCCCTGGCTTTAATCCTTCCGTGATTAAAGGCGGAAAGAAAGCCGAAGGTGGTATTATGACTGCTTCTTATGGTTATGATGATGCAATGGCTGAATCTCGTAGTGCCTATGAAGACGCACTTAAAAAGGGGACTATTCCCCTAGATATGGAGTTTGAAGAATTTTTAGATATTTCAAACGAATCTTATGCTCAGGGCGGCCGGGCTAATTTCGATGACGGTGGTCCAAGCCAAAAGGACATTGATAAAGGACTCAAAGCGATTGAAAAATTAAAATCGAGTTTAATGCCCGAATCCTATGAAGAATTAATTGAGATTTATAAAGATAAACAAAAAGATTTAAACATTGACATTATGGAAGACGCAGGAGGCCTAGGTGAGATGCTGGGTGAAGGCGGAAGAACGGGTTATCAAGGAGGAGATCTTGTTAATAAATGGAAAATTATTAAAGACCTTTATGACAAAGTAGGCGGAGTGGATCAGAATGGTGAACCAATTAGCATAGATGACTTTGCTGTTATATTAAAAACCAAAGGTCTTTTTGGTTATGAAAAAGGCGGAAGAGTTGGAATGTACGCTGGTGGACTTGCGGCATGGCTTGCTAAACAAGGTCCTAAGGTTTGGAAATGGGCAAATAAACCAGGAAACAATCCTTATGATCTTTATAAAAAATATTTAAAAAGTGTTAAAACGAGAGCCCAAGCAGGCGATATGAAAAGTTTAGCTCCTGAACTAGGGGCCGTAACTGCAGGCGGAATTATGGCTAATCGATGGGCAAGCAAGAAATTAAAAGAAGGATTAGACCTGTCTGAAGAAGAGAAAAAAAGAAAATGGTGGGAAAGAGGTCCTGGCGCTTACTCTCCCGAAAAAGCCGAAGGCGGAAGAATCGGAATGATGTACGGAGGAGATCCGGGGTTCGCGTTCTCCTATGGAGGATCCTGGGCTGACTGGAAAGAGAACCACGCTAGCGAAATGCCGGTGATGGATTATATCAACCAGAAACTTCCTAAAGCAAGAAATCCTTTTACCGATACGAGATATGAGGAGGGTGGACCTGTTAAGCCTATGACTCCTGAAGAATTTTCACAGTTATTATTTCAAAAACCCTATAATCAATTAAAACCATCTGAACAACAGGAGGTTGATGGATTTACATCTAGCAAAGCCGAAGGCGGAAGAATTGGTTTTCAAGAAGGTACAGGAATTATGAGTCAAACGGGTATTCCCTACTATGCTGACAAAGCGGTAGAAGGAATAGTTAATTCAGCTGAAACTTTATCCAAGCTGCCTTTTGCAGCAGGAAAGTTAGGTAGTCAATTACTTCAATCTCCTCCTGATAAAAAAATGTTTAGTGAAGCCGTAGAAAATATTACTCCGGGTTCATGGTCCGAGAACCTTGGAATATCATCCTTGGCTGAAGCTGAAGGAGCAAAAGTATCCGATAAGCAAAGAACGGTTGGAAATGTCCTAGGACTCGGAACGGAAATAGCGGTTCCCGTAGGCGGAGCGTTCAAGATAGGACAAAAAATAATTGATCAGGCGAGCAAAGTAATAGGTAAATTAAAAAAAGGAAAAACGTTAGATCAAACGATTAATGATAAAATAACGGATTTTGGTCAGAGTCGAAGAGACTTTAATGCAACGGTTGCTGCAAGTGGTTTGATGGTGGCCTTAAAAGGAATTGGACTGGGAGGTCTTTTTAAGGCTGCTCCTACAAAAGATTTTGCAGTGAAATTAAAAACATACTGGCATAATAGTGATGTAGACTATGGAACAAGTGGCCTGGCTCATTTTGATTTAACAGCTTTAACTGCTCCAGTTAGAACAGCATTAAAAAGTATTATGAACAAAGCACAGAAATTTAAACATGGTAATTATGGAAAAAAGCTTTCAGGTAAAGAATATATAAATATTGACCCAGGTGATACTAAATTTATTGTTAAAGAATTACAAAAGAAAGGGTTTACAGGTAGATTCACCGGTATTGCGGATGAAGGGGGAGATGTATTAAAACAGGCAGAAAAAGCGGGTCAGAAAGATTTTGTAAAAACTTATAAAAAACAATCGATGAAGCAAAATGTAAAAGATCATCAACTGTATAGTGACTATGTAGTCTATGAAAATGATCCAGGCTTTTTACACTGGAGTGAAGCAACAAAAGGAAAATTAAATAAACCTTTTGTAAGCACAATTGACGAAGTGGTTGAAATACTAGAACCGGTTGTTAAAAAAGGTGAAGGTGGAATTATTGAAGATGATGAATTTAGAGAATTTCTAGATGATAGAAAAAACAGAGATAAAGATAACTTCCAACGTGATTTTTTTGAAGATTTTAAAAAATGGAAAAAATGGAAAGAGGGTAATATTCAAGAAGCTAAAGATGGGGGCCGTATGTGGCAACCTAAAAGCGCACCTCAATTAACAACAACAATACCTCCTGAAAGTGGGCCGATGCCGCATGGCTTGACTTACCTGACTGGAGATGATATAGTTCAAAATATAGGACATAAACATGGCAGAAATTGATAAGACATTACCCAATGTCGTAAAACAACCTACAGAAATTCCAACACCTGATGTAACTGGCGAAGATACTGAAGTTAATTTAGTTGAAGATCAAGCTACAACAGAAGAAGATATTGAACAAACAGAATTAGCCGATGGTGGTGTAGAGATTAATTTTGACCCCAAATCCAAGCTCAATGGACAACAACCCCAAGGTCATTTCGACAACTTAACGGAAGCCGTAGATGATGGTTTTCTTTCCAAACTCGGTTCAGAAATGCAAGCGGATTATACCGATTATAGAAATTCAAGAAAAGATTGGGAACAAACGTATATTAAAGGACTCGATCTTTTAGGTTTTAAATACGATGTTAAAACGGAACCTTTCCAAGGCGCCAGTGGTGCAACGCACCCAGTGCTCGCAGAATCCGTAACTCAGTTTCAAGCACAAGCTTATAAAGAACTACTACCAGCCGACGGGCCGGTAAGAACACAAGTGATTGGTCGTAGCGATCCTCAACGTGAACAGCAATCACAACGTGTTAAAGATTTCATGAATTATGAAATTATGTATGATCTTACAGAATACGAAGCCGAGTTTGATCAGATGTTATTTCATTTACCTTTAGCCGGATCTACCTTTAAAAAAGTTTATTATGATTCTTTGAAAAAAAGAGCCGTTTCTAAATTTGTTCAAGCAGAAGATTTAGTGGTACCTTATTCAGCAACATCATTAGATGACACCGAAGCTATTATTCACGTTGTCAAGATGTCAGAAAATGAACTTAGAAAACAACAAGTTTCAGGTTTTTATAGAGATATCGAGTTAAGCAAGCCCGCTATTGTCACAGACAAACTAGAAGAAAAACAAAAAGCTCTTGGAGGCACAACTAAAGTTGGTCGTCAAGAAGATGTGTACACACTTTTAGAGTGTCACGTTAATTTAGATTTAGAAGGATTCGAAGACGTAGATCCCGAAGGGGAACCTACAGGAATAAAGCTTCCTTATGTAGTAACACTCGAAGAAAGTAGTCGAACTGTGTTATCTATCAGAAGGAATTTTGCGCCCAACGATCCAACTCGGAAAAAAGTCCAATATTTTGTCCACTTTAAATTTCTGCCCGGACTAGGATTTTATGGTTTTGGATTGATTCATATGATTGGCGGATTGAGCAGAACCGCAACGGTAGCTCTCCGCCAATTATTAGACGCAGGAACATTATCAAATCTACCCGCAGGCTTTAAACTAAGGGGAGTTAGAGTTAGAGATGACGCAGCTCCTATTCAACCTGGAGAATTCCGAGATGTGGATGCTCCTGGTGGAAATCTAAAAGATGCATTTCAATTTCTACCTTATAAGGAACCATCGCAGACGTTATTGCAATTGATGGGAATTGTTGTTCAAGCAGGACAGAGATTCGCGTCCATTGCTGACATGCAGGTCGGGGACGGGAACCAAGGCGCAGCAGTTGGTACGACCGTAGCTCTTTTGGAACGTGGTTCAAGAGTAATGTCAGCAATCCATAAAAGACTATATGCGGCGCTTAAAAGAGAATTTAATTTGTTAGCAACAGTTTTTGCAACGTATTTACCTCCGGTTTATCCTTATGATGTGGTAGGAGGACAAAGAGAAATTAAAGTTCAGGATTTTGATGAAAGAATCGATATTTTACCGGTTGCTGATCCTAATATTTTTTCTCAAACACAAAGAATTACTATGGCACAAACAGAATTACAATTAGCGATGTCTAATCCACAGATGCACAATCTTTATCAATCGTATCGTAAGATGTATGAGGCTCTAGGCGTTAAAGATATTGATAGAATTTTACCTCCGCCGCCTCCACCACAACCTTCAGATCCGGCGATTGAAAATATTCAAGCGATGTCACAAAAACCTTTCCAAGCTTATAGAGGTCAAGATCATAGAGCGCACATTACGTCGCATCTTTACTTTATGGCAACGAATATGGTGAGAAATAACCCTGCGGTGATGGGTGCATTAGAAAAAAACATTTTGGAACATATTGGTTTGATGGCTCAAGAACAAGTTGACATTGAATTTCAGCAAGAAACTATGATGTTGCAACAATTGCAACAGCAAGCACAGCAAAATCCACAAGCGCAACAACAATTACAGCAAATTGTTATGAAAATTGAAGCAAGAAAAGCTGTTTTAATTTCTGAAATGATGGAAGAGTTTATGAAGGAAGAAAAGAAAATTACTTCTCAATTTGACCATGATCCTTTACTTAAACTTAAGTCTAGAGAGATAGATTTAAAAGCAATGGAAAATGAACGTAAAAAAGAGGAAATGGGAGCAAAAATTAGCATTGATAAGGCTAAATTAGTTCAAAATAAAGAGAT